GTCTGTAATTAGTGAGTTAGATGAATCAGCAACACCATAGAATCTAAAGTTATCAGCATCAATAATATTGAAGCCACGTTTAATATCTTGTGTGTAATTTAGTCTTGATTGTTCTGCAAGTGTTGGACTATACTCATCGTTACTAATAAGAGCAACTGTAGTTTCACCGATAAACAATTTAATTAGTGTATGGTCAACTGATGATTTATCTCTAACTGTATCAACTTCAAATCCACTCTTGCCTTGGGCATCTGTATATATTGGTCCAACTAGTACAGGATCTCCTGTACCATCAAAGAACTTCATTTGGTTAGTAGCATTGTTGATCCAAATATCACCTGCAACCATTTGTGGTTGTGTGTTACTAACTATAGGACCATTTGATTTAAAACCTGTCCCGTCATATACTTTTAGTCTGCCTTGTGATTTATCGTACCATAACTGTCCTGTAATAGGAGTTGCTGGTGCCGCTGTACTTGCAAAATTTTCTAATATTTTAATAAGGTTTTCGTTGAACGCTTCACCAAACCCTACGTAGTTACGTCCTATTAATGTTATGTCCGAACTAGTAGTGTCTATTTGGCCGTCAACTAGTTCTGTTAATAGCGTTCCGTCTGTCTTGTTTAGTTTATAAGCCATCTATTATTCCCCTGCGTAAATTAAGTAGTTGAGTGTTAAGAATGGATTCATAACATCTATCGGTTGCCCTAGTGTCTGTTGTGTATCAATACCGCCTGACCCTGCGTATAATGCGCCTGTTCCTGTACCAACTAAGTCTGTCTTTTCTACTGTACCTGATGCACCTAAGTTAGCAACAGATGATGTATCACTAAATGCATAAAACTGTGATCCTTCGCCACCGTCTCTATCATTTATCATATCGTGTTCGTGTTCTGGTAAGTTATTAACTGCTAGTGTTACTTTTTCTGTACCACTGGTAGCACCTAAAGTATCTGCCGCCGCATTGTCTGTAACGTTTGCACTACCTTTACCCATGTTATCTTTACCCATTGGTAGTCTACCACGTAAGTCTGGTACTGCAAAGTATGCGTCTGAGTCACCTGTTTCTGTTTCAATTTGTGATTTTGATTTAAATGACCATTGTACTACTGCATGTAACGATGTTTTATCAGCAATCAAATAGTTAGTACCATCACAAACTAACCAACCATCTGGAATAGGAATGTCTACATTATCAATAATACCTGCATAAGGAATAATTGACCCTACTGGTACAATAGCCTTAACTCCTGCTAGTATTCTATCTCTAGGCATTTTAAATACGCCTGACGGTTTGTTAACTAAAAACTCATCATTGCTTTCTGATGCAACTGGAGTAGCGTTTGCACCATCGCCTATTACACTAGGTCTGTTTGCAATAAAGTTATTACTAACTGCTGTAGTAAATGTTACACTACCTTGTTGTCCATCAAAGGAAATATTGTTTGCAACAACATCGCCTGTTAATTGGAATACTGTTGGCGATGACAATCTATCTGCTTGACCAGCTCTACCTGATACAGAACCTTGTACTTCACCTTTTAAACTACCTACAAATTCTGTAGCATACATACTAGCAAACACTTTGTTTGGTGTACCTATAGTTCTTAAATTATTTTCATCTGGTAACAACGCAACATTGTAAGTATTTCTTAAATCATCGATACCTATCTCAGATAAGTCTGTACTTGTAAGTGGAATACTATCTGGAGATCTACCTATTATCAACGGACCTGCTACTTTTGCTTGTCCACCAACATTAACATTTTTAGCAATACCCATTCCGCCAGTTGAAGTAATACTTCCTGTGCTTATTGTTGCACTTTCAAGTAAACTTGTTGAACGTATTTGGTTATCTGATTGTATAACACCGCTTACATCTAATGCAACTTCAGGTCCTGACTTGTTAATACCAACTTTTCTAGTACTATCAACTGTAAGTATTGACTCTAATGGAGCATTTGCTTGATTAGAACTTGTATTCATTCTAATTTGTAAGTTTGCACCTGGACCAGCATGTGAAATAATACCTGCTTGTCCGTCCATTTGCATTTTTACTAAACTACCTTCACCAACACTAATACCTTCTGAGTTTTTAACGTTAATTGCAAAGTTAGTAATGTTAATAGCGTCTTTACGCATAACATTAGCCGCTGTAATTAATACATCTTGTGCTGTTGTTGCACCTGGTACTACTAAACCTAATGCTTTTTCTGAAATACCATTAAACTGTGGTACTCCATCGCCGCCTACATTGGCTGCCGATAAGTTTACACCTGGTTTTAGTCCACTTTCAAAACCTACTATAGTAGCTTTTGGATTAAATGCTTCACTTGCTATAATAGCAACTGGACTACCTTTAACTTCTATGAACACAACATCGTATTCGTTATTGTCAATCGCTACAACTTTGTCTGGTCTAGAGCCAGTTGCTAGTCCTTCTGCAAACTCTGGTCCTACTAATAGCCAACCTGAACCTGCAAATAGGTATAACTGTTGGTTATCGGTGTCAACCCAAAGGTCGCCAATGACTGATGTTTCTGCATCTGGAGCAATATTTGCTTTTTTAAGGCCGCCGGCCGCTACCCAAGCACTACCGTCCCATAATTTTAACTGATCAACACCTGGACTATTGTCATACCATAGTTGACCTTCTACTGGACTACCAGGATTTGAACTGTTAGCAAAGTTTTCTAGTAAGTGTAAAAAGTTTTCTGCAATACTAGAACCATACGCTGTAGTATTACGCCCTGGTAATTTAAGAGAAGTCTCTTGGTTAATAGTGTTGTCTTCAACAGTAATACTGCCTTTATTAACAAAATCGGAATATTTAATTGCGTATGCCATTTATTATACCTCTGTAAAGCCAGTTAAACTCTGTACCCTTACAGTGTAGTCAATTTGAATAAGTCTATTCAATGATTTCTGTACTGGATGGAAGATAACGTGTGTTAAAAGTCTACCGTCTGTACCGCCTGCCCCAGCACTTATTAGTCCTAGTTCATCGAATACATATAAGTTTTCTGTATTTGTTGTAGTATCAAATGCATCTTGTCCACTTGGTTCACCATAGTCTAGCAAACAACTAACAAGTATGTCTGTATAGTTTGTACCACTAACGTGTCTTGTTTCTATTTTGTTTCTTACAGGATCTGTATTATTACCTGCTTGGTCGTCTACTACTTTAGCAAACGTTTGGTTGTACAAACTTGCATTTGTACCTGTACTGTTTGGTGTTAAGTAAGTAATAATTCCTGTTGGATCAACTGCTGTGCCACCGTTACCAAATGCCATTTTATATATAGGCCCTTGTCCTGCGTTGGCTAGTGATTCCGCTAGTGCCAAACTCATGTTCTCATAATGAATAGCATTACGCTTATCAATAAGAATCTCGCCACTCTCAGGATCACTAATTTTGATATGTCCTTGGAGTAGTACTCCGTTTAAATCTTTAAATGTATCTGTCATTTTATCTTCCTGCTAGTGTATTTATTTAGGTAAGTCAGTTGTTGCCTCGCGGATGAATTCAGCAATTGAATTATTTGCGTATCTTAACTGCTCCCCTGGTGTTTGCCACGTTTTTCCTATTTTTCTTACTATAACAACCCTAGTACCTGTTACTGGGGCGTCTGCAAGTGTTACTGTTGCTGATGAATCTGTAATATTTAACGTAAACTCTGGTGCTAAAGTAATGTCGCCTTCTGGGCTATCTTTAGCAATAAGCTCTGTTGTTACAATTCCATTAGCATCAACTACTTGATTTTGGTACATACTAATTGAATTCTTACGTAGTCTACGTCCTGCTACAAACACTTCAAACTCGTTTACCCCTTTAGTAGGGATCCAATCTAGCAATATTTGTGTACTTTCATCATCTAGTGCTATTGAACTTACCATTTCGTCTGTATAAGGAATAGTTTCAGAATTACTTTGATCCATAATTTCTGTTCCTGCAGGGTAAGTATCAGCAGGTCCTGTTCCTAATGTACCTCTACGTAGTTGTCTTAATTCTTTTCCAACTACTTCAAAGTATTCAATTCTTTCTCCGTTAACAAATATTACGCCTGGAACATTTAGTTCTTTACTTGGTTGTGTAATACCTTGTGCGTCTGTAAGTTGAATTGCTTGATCTGATATACTTAACGGCTCTGCTAAGAAGTAAACATTTGCTTGGTTCAGTCTCTTATAGTGCGTTCTGTTAAGCATGTCTTTAAACATTCTATATCCAAACTTTTCACTTGCTTTGTCAGCCGCAAAATGAATTACTTGTATTTTATCATTTGGTTTAACGGGTCTATCTATTTGTACGTAATTATCCATTTTAACTAACTTATAGTCAACGTTTGGAGTTAACAATATTCCGTTTAAACTTATCCAAAGGTACGCAGTATCTACTGCTGGCGCACGTAGTTTAACCAAGCCTTTTGTTAGTCTATTAAATTCATAATAGTCATCTGTACCAACTGTAAGTACACTACGTGAAACGTTAGTTTTTGTTTCCATTTGTATATCTTGTAGTTCGTGTCTATTAAATTTATATACATCAATTTGTTTACCATCTGCAGGTATGCTATCTAATACTAGTCTGTCGCCTGCTTCAACAAGTGTTATACTTACAATCGATGATGCTGTTGCATTACTTGTTAAGCCTACAATTGGAATACTACTGTCAAGGTCAACTGCTTGGGATAGTCCTGGAACAGTGCCTACTACAACTAAGTTACCTGTACCAGTAGTAAATGATTTTACTGTTGCTGTATAAACTGTACTGTCTCCAGTTCCTATTTCTACAGTTTCGCCTGGTTCAAATGTACCTGTTACTGTTGGTAGTCCAATTAATGTATTTTTACTAAATTCATATTCTGCTGAATCTGTAATAACAATTTCTAAGTCATCGCCAGTTTCACCTACGTTATCAAACAAAGTAACTGATGAGTTATTAAAGTTCCAACGATAGTCTTTTAGTAATACTTTTTTAACACCGTTAATGTATACATCAACTGCATCTGGACTTAGACTGCTTGTTGGATACTGTGATCTATCTAATACATATTCACGTGCTGTAGTGATGTACCATTGTTGTGTGTATCCTGGAAATAATATTTTATCATCAACTTTAACAATAATGTTATGACTTAGTGGAAGCCTTGAAGCAGGCTCAGGTGACAATTCAAACTGTACTGTACTACCATCTCCAATAAATCTATCAATAATTACTTCGCTATATCTTTGTATTGTTTCTTCATTAGTATCAAACAATGAGTAATAAACAAACGCATTATCGTTTGGCGGAATAACAAAGTCTAGTCCAACTAGTCCTGCTTTATCACCATAGGAACTATCTGTTTTAAATAATGATACTTGAGCATTTGCTCCGTCTACATTGATGTAACTTTGTATACCGTCTGACCATATCACACTTGTTACAAATGTTCTTGTTGTGCCGTCACCAATAAAGTGATCTGTGTCTAAAATTCTTTCTCCACTGCCTGCCATTGACAATACATTTACTTTGTCTCCTGCTACTAGTGCATCTCTTAGAACTAATTTCTTATCTGTAAAGTTTATACTGTACTCTGGTGTTCCAACTACTGAACTATCAGATCCTGGAACGTCTTCGGATTGTAATATTTTTCCGTTAACTTTAACAATAGCACTGAATATGTTGTGTGGTAAAACATCTAAATCAAAGTTTACTTGTCCATCAGTTGCAGTATAGTTTCTTGTGCTAATTAAACTTCCGCCGTCTGCTGATCTATCGTAAACTTTTAAGTCTAATGTATCATGTAACTGTCCTGGAACTAATTCTTCTGGACCTTTTGATGTTGTTGGTGTAACAAATCCGTCACCGTCAAGGTTAATATCACCTGCATCAAGTCCTGTTGCAGTACCATACTGTAAGTTACCACCTTCAATTAAACTATCAAAGCCAATGCCTTCTGGTAGGAAACTACCATCGCTTGTAGATTTTCTAAAAGTAATTGTTGGATTAGAAGTAGCAAAGAACTCTTCCCATTCCTCAACATTTTGTATATCAATATAATAGTTTCCGTTCTCAACTACATACTCAGTACTGTCTGAAGTAATTGATAACATAATTGCATTTGGATTACCTAATGAAAGAACTGTTGAACCATCACCTGCAATATAAGTTTTAGTACTACCGTCATAGTTAATATCATCAACTCTTGTAGCATTAACATATACATTGTATATTGCATCTTCTTGTAAAGGTTTAGATAGTTGGAATCTAAATGTAGGACCAGTTGTTACAAAACTTTCATCATCAAAGTTTTCATCATATGAATCCCATGAAGTAGTGTACCATTCTTTACTGTCCCAACCTAAGTCTTGACCAAATTCAAAACTCTTAACTTCAACGCCACCGTAGTCAACACCGTCCATTAGTTGTCCTAGGTCTTTACCTAACTGCCCATCAGTTGCATTGTAGAATAAGTTAATTCTATCTGCCGCTGTAAGCATACTAATATCTTTGTTGTACTCAACTCTAATTATTGTTCCAACTAGTTGTGCATTAGTTAATGTAATATAACCTTGGTTACGAATGTGTGTTTTGTTTGTACTAAACAATTCTTTGTTATTGAAACTATACTGACTGCTTAGTGCTTCAGTATCGTTAAAGAACACTCTAACATTAGTTCTTGTTAAGTCCATTGGAAACTTCAGTGTTAGTGTAAGTTCAGTACCAGTACTTGTAAATAATTCTGTTTCTGGTAAGTTTAATATTTCTAAGTTTGGAGATAGTCTGTCAAACTTTTGTGTAATATTTAAACTTCTTACTTTTTTGTTTCCTAATACAATACTTACTTTAGGTGGTGTTCCGCCTTCGTCTTGTACACCGTCGATTGTAATAGTTGGAATACTTGTAAAGCCTGAGCCACTGTTAGTAATAACAATATTTTTAACACTACCACTACCTATATATGCACTTGCAGTTGCACCTGAGCCGCCGCCTCCAGTAATAGTTACTTGTGGAATATTAGTATAGCCCGAGCCACCATTTTCAATTTTAATTTCTTCAACACTGTATGTAAAATTATCAACCCAATGCTTTTGTGGATACTGATCAATATTAAAGTTTATACCTGATAACACTCCGTCATTAATTTTAACTTGTGGACTAACTATTTCGCCACGCTCTGTATCATAGAACGGCGATAGTTCAAAGTCTGTTACAACACTTTGAGTATTATCTGTCTTATCATATGCTGATAAGTATTCTCTAACTTTTGTTCTGTAAGGTTTAACTTCTTCAATGTACTTTTCAAAACTTGGTAAGTTATCATTTTGATATGTAGTTTTTTCTTTTAGCTCGCCTACATTGTGTTTTGCTTTTATGAAACTTGTTTTAAATGCCCAGTCAACATAATTTTGTTCTGTAAACACATAACGCAGTCCTGCAAAGAACAATTGGTTATATTCATTTGCAAGTTCGTCAACAAATAAATCATCTCTAATAGTTTCTAATATTTTACGTAACTCTAATGATCCACCGTCTTGTGTATAAAGTTTTGATAGGAATTCTAGTGTACCGTCTTCACGTCCAACAGTTTTGTATCCTGAACTATAGTCTGGTGTATCTACGTTTACAATTTTTTCTAGTAATATCCAGCCGCCTGTGCCTACACTAGATACCTTAACAATGTCACCAATAGTATCTTGTATAATATTTAATTCGTATAGATTATCAATTAAGTAGTCTACTGAAGTTAATTCACTGTAACCTTCTGCATACCAATCTTTGTAATTCCAATATTCTGCTACATCATACGACTGTTGATTTGATATTGTCCAATTTCTATTTGTACTATCCCAAACATAAATTGACCACTTGCCACCTAGTGTACTATCTGACCTTACAAGGGTGCTAAGAGGTCTTACAGTAAGCGTTAAGTCGTCTGTGTAGTTAGTGCCGCCATTAACAACAGTAACGCTTGTAATAGCGCCTATGTTGTTTAAAACAGGTGTTAGTTCTAGGTCTGTTCCAGTTCCGTTAATAGTAATTTTTGGAAGATTTTTATAACCTCTACCTCTAGTTATTACCTTTATTTTGGTTACTGTGCCGTCTACACAAACAGGTTCTAATACTGCTTGCTCTGCTCTAACAGTACCAACAAATCTTAATTCTGCTTCTGTATCAATAATACTATCAAACATGCCTGACAGTATTGTTGGGCGAGGATCTTTATTAGATAATTTTGTAAGATCTAAGTTATCAACCGCAAGCTCTTTTATAAGAACTCTGTTTACTCTTTCAATAAATTGTTTTAGTGCTTCTTTACGATTTACAAACCAACTCTGTCTTGGTCTATTTAAGTTACCGTATTTTTGTTTTATACTTAATGTTGGATCTGGTACTGCTCTGCCATACTTGTCAGTTCCGATTAAACTATCAAACCATTTCTGTTCAATACTTGATTTAGGTTTACTTGTTTCAAATCCGTCTGTAACAATTTGATATTCTGTATGAATATTATTATCTTGATTTTCAATAGTCCAGTAACGGAAATTAATTGCAACATCTGTATCGCTAACTAAGTTATTACAGTTATATAAAACAAATCTATCATTGCCAAGTATAGTAACGAATTTTAATTTCTGTCCTGCAGGGTCTGTTATGATATTTTGTATATCATATGCTGTTAAATTTCTACCTTCAATTTGTGGTAGTACCTTAGTTGCTTTAACCCAGAAGTAATATTTTGTAGTAAACACTTGTCCAACACTATCATATATTTCTTGTGTTGCATATTTTGTATCGCCATATTTAGAAGTACCACTTATACCTAATGCTGTGCCTCTATTAGTATCTGCTAAGTTATCCCATGCTGACGGTAATATGTTTGACTCTACCCACTCGTAAACATCAATACTTGCGCCTTCTGCAAGTTTGTTAAATGTATTTTGTGAGTATGTTATTGAACCTTGATGGTAGTCAATGTATTTTACTGTACTTAGGTCCCACCATAGTTTACCTTTATTTCTATCGTCCCAAGCAATGTACTGTTCTTTATTATTAGTAAAGCCTACATTATAATTTGCAGGATCATAATATGTTTTGTATGATAATTCTTGTTCTGCTGTGCCAGGTATCTTACCTAATATAGGATCAAGTATATCAAGTCTTGTTAGCATATTATTTTGTTTAGTGTCGTAAACAAAACTTCCTCTAAACTTGTTTAGGTCTGCAGGATCAATTGGTTCTCTGTAAACTGACCAAGTGCTGTCAATATCATCTTTGATGTATACTGCTACCTGACCTTGAATATTTCCTGTAACGCCTAGTGCAGGTAAACCTACTAGTATTGTGTTGTTGTTTACAATAGCGTTCTTGCCAAAGTTTTTAACATTAAAGTTTGAATATTTTAAACGCTGTCCAAACACAAGAGTATCATTTATATTTTCATAAACATAAACATTGCCACTGTCACTTACACGCTTAACAAATGTAGTAAATCCATTATCGTAAGTTGTTTCTGCTACATTAAATCCTTTAGTTGGATCGTTAACATAGTCATTACGTGTTGTGTCTCTATTCTCATATCTATCAAATGTAGTGTCAAGTAGTATATCACTAGTTGCACCTGTTACAATTAATTGATTGCCGTCAAATCCTAAAGTTTGTCCGAAGCCTTCAACTAATTCTGCATTAGGACTGTTTAGTTCCTGTTGTAATGAATATGTTCCTGCAACATTTTTGTAAACAAATACTTTGCCTTGTTGCGACTCTCTAGCGTCTGTGCCAGGAGCACTTACAACAATTAAGTTACCATTGTCTGAAACTGTTATACTGTTACCATAACCGTCTGAGTCAATAGGTGCAGTAAATTCTGTTACGTATTGGAAGTGCATATCCTTGAGTGTGTATATTACAAGTTTATTGCCACTGTCATATCTTGCTACTGTTGCTAATACTCTGCCATTATCACTAATATCAAATACTTCGCCGTATCCGCTAGTTGATAAGTTTACAATACTACTATCATCACCCGGAATAACAAGTCCTGATGTATTTGGTAAGTAACCAACAAAGTCTATATCACTTCCTATTACTTTCCATTTGATTGGAGTAAACTCTTCGTTACTTAAATTAGTAAGTGCTCTGTAGAATACATCATTATAAATTACAACTTGATCTTGATAGTAAGATGAAATAGTATTGTATTCGCCTTTGAAATCTGGATCTCTACCTAGTGACCAATTATATGTGCCAAACTCACTTGTACCGTTTAGTACAAAGTAAAGTCTACCATTACCATCAGTGCCGTCATTGGTGTGTGCCTCTTTACTGTTGATAACAAGTTTATAGAAATTATTATCTTTAATAAGTTTTACACTGTGTCCTAGTTCGCGATTGTTTGCACGATTAGGAAGAATATATCCACTAACTAAATCATATTGTCCAGTTGTACTGTTGTTTTGATATACAAAGTATGCTCCTTCTTTAGTATAAGAACTTGCATCTCTACCTATGTTAATAGGAATGTTATCTACCTGTGCCCAGTCATTGTTTTCTGTACTAGGTTCTAATGTTACACGAGGTAAGCCTGGTTTAAATTCTTCAATCCATGTTTGATATTCAATACCTGTAATGAATTTTGTTTCATAGTCAGCAACTTCATCTGTAATACTGTTTACTGCAAATGTTAACTTTGGAGGTATACTTAAATTTGTAGTGTGAGTAAACACTGCAAGGTAACCAATATCTTCGTCTGCTAATTGTCTTGATTCAGTAGTACCAATTCTTGTTAGGTTTGCACCTATTTGTTTGTATAACCACATTGATTGCGGTGCTAGTCCGTCAATATAACGTGAACCAAAACTAAATTCGCCTGCAACATCTTTAACATACAGTCTTGACTTATCTAAATCTCTTTGTATGAATGTAATTACTGCTGTTGCACCTGACTGACCTTCTCTAATAGTATCGCCTGGGGCTAAATCTACTTCAGCAAATACATCATAGTCAATATAACCATTCCATAAGTCTGTTGGAAGTCGTTTGTCTACATTAATAATAGCATATGGGTCTGCACCAAATCCTGTATCAGATATATCTGGTAGTACGCCATTTGCTGGAATATCATTTAAGTAAACACCAACATACGGATTAGGCGTTGTGCCATCAGCTGTTGCTGATACTGCCTTGTCAGATACGTTTTTAGGTAAACGTACAACAAATCTTGGATCTAATATATCAACTTCAGTAACGTTGCCCGCAACACCTTGACTCTTATGACTAAGCACTCTAATAAGATCAGTTTCTTTCTTAAATGCTTTTGATGTTGACGAAAGAACTTCAACTGGATTTTCTAAAGTATTTTGTATACTACTCTTATATGGCAGTCTTGCTGTACTTTCTGTCCAACCAACACCTGGTAACGTTGCTGGATTGTAATTGTTTTTAACATCAACAATAACTAGTCCTTCTCCTGAATCTGTTGTTGGAGTATTTGTTAACTGTTGGTCTTTAGGTATAAAGCCTGATGCTAATGGTATTTCCCAATAGCCACCTAATATAGTACTTCTATCTACATTGTCAGCTAGTGGTCTTGTATAACTACCTACTAAGAACTGATCGTTAATGTATAGCGTACCTGACTCGTCAAATACACCATTCTTTCTATCTGCATAAATTACTAGACGTCCTAATTCATTTCTAACACGAACAACATCAGCATTACCTGTTGCAGTAGTTACTCTGTCGCCTGCTGAAACACTAGGAACATTAACAGGATCAAGTATATAAAATACTTCCTGTACTTTACGTCTTATAATATGTGGATTTAGACTAAGGAAGTCTTTATTAATTCCACTAAACGTATTATCAAAAGGTTTGTTTATTTTATTTAGGTAACCATTAAAGCTACCAATATTTGCTGTACCTATAAATCCTACACTACCATTAACTTTAATTGTTAATGCTTCATCGCTGTATAATTCAATTTGTTGATTTGTTAATACTTTAGCATAATATTTTGTACCTTCGATACCTTTAACACTACTTTGTTGTACTGTATCAAATGGTGTGTTAATATCGCTGTTGTCATACAAGTATGGGAACGCAATAGGTCTAAATGATAAGTTATCATTTGGAACATCAGTTAGTATAACTTGATCACCATCTGCTAAACTATGGTTACTATTAGTTGTTAGTCTAACTGGATTAGTTAATTCAATATTAACAATCTCTGGCTTAACATCTGGTGTATAATTTAAACTTAATTCATTCCAATCAAGATATAAAGTATCTCCAATGTTACTTCCTTCGTATGCATCTAACGGAGCTCTAACTAATATGTGATCAATCTCAACATCTATAAGTGGTAAATCACCTAATGCTATTAATGGTATATCATCATATGCGCCGTGTAATTTATAAAGTTCTGATCTCCAACGACTAGCACTATCAAATGTGCCAAATACTACGTTATCAGTTCTGCCTTTAACAGTTCTTCTTGACTTATATAAGTTACCATTGTATTGTACAATAGAACCTAACTTGTAGTCAGTAGCAAAAGTAAATTCATCTTTATATGCAGTCTTAACATTACTTGAATTAGGAGCAGTAACAACCAAGTATTCACCATCTGGGCTCATAGACATTGCTTGTCCAAACTTGCCTGGAGTAGTTGAATAATTAGCAATAGGTTCTATTACTTGCTTAGGTTGTAATGTTCCAAACGTTGTACTACCGTCTTGTTGTCTTTCATAAATGTAAACTTTTCCGTCACCGTCTAGTGGCGAGCCTACAGCAACTACAGTATTTGCACTATCGTTTGCAATACTTTCGCCAAAGGATATATTATTCTCTACAGGGTTAATTAAATTTTCATCTAAATCAAAACTATTACCTGCTTTAATAACATTCCATTTACCTTTGCCGTCAGCAGTAATACTATCTACCCAAAGTGTTTCTCCGAATTCAACATCTGTTTCAGCAAACGCATTCGCATCTGCAAGTGTTGCAACACGGTTTGAAACAAACGTTGTAAGTATTCCTGTTAAGCCTGTAGCTTCTGTTGTTAGTGCTACGTCTTCTGGTAGTGTTATAGTAATTCTATTCAGTTCTACACTTTTAACTTTGAAAAAGCCTTGTACTTCTTCAGTAACATCATACAATCCTACAATGTCATTTACTTTTATTGTTGTTAGTCTATCTAAAACTAAAACAGCATCGTTTTCTACTGGTATTGCACTTTGAATAGTACAAGGTGTATCTGTATATTTGTATACATTCCAATCATTTTTATCAAATGTTACCCAAACATACTGTCCTTGTTTTATAACAGTATGATCAATATTTAATATGTCATCAAATGTTTTTACAGTATAGTTTACATCTTCTTGTCTTACATAACCAGCAGTTTTTAATGCTGGATCATTTACATATTTTACTGGAAACGGTTTATGTGCATAACCATTAGGTGCTACAAATACGCTTCCTGGTAGTTGGCGATAAATTAAATCTGATACGTCATCTGGTATTGTTTCTGTTAATAGAATTGGCTGTGGACTTAATTGGAACTGTTCTTCATCTAATAAAAATTCTAATTCTTCAAAACCATCACTAGCACCGTACTGTCCTGATCTAACAGCCCACTCTTCATAAAATTCTAAACTCTCTTTATCTGCACTACTTAATGCATCAAACAATTTTGTAAGAACATTTTTAGTTCCTTTGTCTGCAATCATTCCTTGATAGAATTTATACTGACTTACATCATCATTAATAATGTTTGCTAAGTATTCACGCTTCTGATAACCAATTAAATGCTGTGCAATTTCTTGTTGGTTAACATCAAAGTTGTCTGTATCAAGATCATAAAAATCTGCAAACTGATTTGTTTTGTATTCAAGGTTAGTAAGTAATTTACTTTGAGGTTTTTCTTCTAGTCTGTACCATTGACTGTCAACAAATAATTCTGAGCCTGTAACTTTTGTAATAGCCGCATAATAAAATTCTTTATACTTAACAGCATCACCAATTGCATAGTCTTTCCATTGTTGCCAAGTTGTAACAATAGCATCATCATATATAAAGCCTGGAATGTTTAAGCCACCTGCCCAATCAGCAGTCCTGTAACCTAGTACACGAATACGTTCTTGTCTATAACCTGCTTCTTGATCGTAAATAATATCTTTAAATACAGTTTCGTTATCAAGTACAACAACATGTTCTTTTTGTACTAACGGAAGTTTTAAAGCATATATTCCATCTGCTGTATTTTTAACTGTAAGTGAAAAAGTATTTTCATTTGTTCTTAAAATGTTTACAAATTCTTTTCTTAACTTTGTACCGTTTGCAGATACTAAACCATATTCATAAAATGGATCAAATATATCATCTACTACTGCATAGGAAGTTGAAAACTCAATACGTTGTGCTGAAGGACTTACAGTAATTAAACTTCCTGCGTCCCAGTTTTGTAATGTCCAGAACATAAATTCTTTTGCACTTAATTTCCAATTTTCAACTGCTTCTAAAGTAGGATTAAAATTATCAAATACAAATCCTGCTTTTTGTAAATAGTCTCCGTAACCTAATAAAAAGTCAACAACTTCTTGTGTTGTTCTTAATAATGTTCCGTATGGTAATTGTTTTACAAATCTAGAATCAAATCTTGTTCTAAACTGTGCAGAACGCCCGCCAACAACTGGTAAGTCCGGAAGTTTAGCAAATTTTGATTGATCAAAAATTGTATCACTAGTATGTGCTGTAGTAACTCTATAAAAAGTTTCTTGATACTTTACAACTCCGTCTGCAACATAACGCTTGTCTGAATCCCATTCAATAAACGAATCACTTACTCCGCCAACATTTACTAATGGATCATTTTGATTAGGCACATAGTTGTAATATTTAAAACTTGGATTAGAAGAATCGTATCCTCTAATAATATAACCTGCTGATGCTTTTTCAATTACAACACCACTGTAAGTAACAACATCAATTGGACTACTTGTTTGTAGTGTAACTTGATAGTTTTCTTCTGGAACAAAAACGTTACCTTGGTTTAAAGGAGTTCTACTGTCAAGTAATAAATTAAATTTACTCTTGTCTGTAAAGCCGCCTACTTTAAATGCAACTTGGTTTGTAATACTCGCAACATTGTTTTGATATGTTTCATAATTAGATACAACATTACTTGCAAGATAGTTTGCAATAAAGTTTACAAAGCCTGATGTAAACACTCTTACTGAGTCTGAACCTGTTGTACTATTATTTGGATATACTAAATCTACTAAACGCATACGCTTACTAGTTGTAGAATAAACAATTTGATTTGAATTATCTCTTATAGTTCTTAGTCTATCAAAACCTAGTCCAATAATTTTTGTAGGTTGATTTAACATCCATGCTTTAAATAATGAGAAAGCATATTCTGAACTTCTGCGCCAAGCAGTTTCTACTGGTGCTTCGTCACCAAATACAAACGAAGCTCTTGTTAAACCATTTACATAGTTTTTAGCATAGCCTGAATCTAATGGACTTAATAGTTGTCCTAAATCATTTACAGGAATATGTATTGTAAGTCCAGGTCTTTTGTATTTTTCTAATACAACTTTGTTTACACCTGGCTTTGCAATAATACCTTTTTCTAAGTCTTCCCATAGTAACAAGTTATTACTTGTATAAGGAGCAGGACCATAAACTGTTTCCCACCAGTCTGGCTTACTTGTTAGTCCTAGCATTTCCCATGGATGAGTATGTGGACGATCAGTATCGTATGCTTGTTTATATACTCCTCTCCAATAACCTGGTAACGCTGTGTCTAATGGAGACTGCATTGAACTATAGTTATATGAGAATGAATTGCTTCTATTGTAAAAGTCAAATGCTGTATAGTCAACATCGTCAATGTTTGTTAACCAAGACGCAAAGTCTTTAAGCATTACATTATCAATGTTTTCTTTAGTTACAGTTGTATTTCTATATGTTCCTGGAATAAAATCGTGTATGTCAATAATATCTGAATTGTAATTAGTTCTAATATTATTATAAATTCTTTTTTCAAATTCAAGTATTAAGTCATCTCTAAAATCGCCATATGCTTTTGTTATAGATCCATCATGTCCTTGAATTACTTCTGTTGGCTCAGTGTATGAATTGTCAATAAATTTAACAGGAGCAAACTTTGGATACAAACCTAACTTAGTTGGAGTTGGCGGAACGTATGATCCGTCAGTAGTTTCATATTCGTTAATTGTAATTACTTGACCAGCAGTAAGTTCTTTTGTAATTTCACAAAAGCCATCTGTGTTAAAAGTATAGTCTTGACCAAATACTAATTGTTCATCATCTATGTATACTGTAACTGCTTTTACACTTGGTTCAGTTATGTTATATATTGCATTTAGTGCATAATATACATTACCTGGTATTGCATCGTAAGTAATTGTTCTTGCGCCACCTGTAGGTACCATATCACTAAAGTAAAACGGTAAGTTACTTGTTTTGTTTTTATTAAGTTCTGCAAATATTAAATCAACATGTGCTTTAGGTGTTCCGTCAAATCCTAAACCTAATGATGTTTGAATAAACAATCTTTTAAACTTAGCATACTCACGTCTGTTAAAGTCAATTGCTTTAATAATGTTTGCACTCTTATCTGTAATATGATATAATGCAAGGTTTGTTGGGCCACTATGCTGTACAAACTTTCTACCAAATGTAGACAAGTTTCCAATGTCTCTTAAATTTCCTGGTCCAGGGTGTACACCAAAGAACTCATTTACTTCTTGTACAATACTTGTTACATGATCGTTAACTTCACCTAGTGTAAATGTTGTAATATCATTGTTAAGTGGATTACGTTCTAAGTTAATTGGTAATTCATATATACCGTTTGCATTTTTAGTAGCACTTGAACGGCATCTAAAAACAACTACATCATCTTTTGTAAGTGCTGTGTTAAATCTAACAATTACATTTGTTTCAGTTTTATCAAATACATAGTCTGTAGTTTCAAATTTTAAGTTGTTGTTTACTGTAACTTTAACGTCTAAATCACTTAATGACGAACTATTATCAAATACGTCAACTACAAAACTAGTTTGATTATTAGTTGCTACGTACTGTCGTAAAACTCTTTGTGTACTTTGTGTATTTGCTTTTATCCAACCGTTGACACTACTGTAGTCTGTTCTTGTTTTGTATTGCTGTAATGTACACACATCAGTTGATGCTGTTACTGTTTCAAATGTTGCATCAGTATATGTAAAACTACTGTTAAGTAAATTAAAATCAAAAACTATGTCACCAATATTTTCAATACTTCTGTATGTAATAGGAAAGCCTAGTTGTGCATCATTAGTTCCTGTACCTTCGCGATAACTAAAAACTTTATTACCTGCAAACGTAGAGTTAGGATATGTAGAACTGTCGCCATAACTAATACCACTTGAATCAAACAAATCAAACAATGGTGGTTGATTTACTTTAGTTTTTTCTTGTGTTAAATTCCATGTGTTGCCATCGTAATAAAACATACGACCTTTGTATTCTAGTCCATCAAGAGCTAATACAGTTTCGTTTTCTAAAGGAGCAGTATCAGGTTCTTCAATTAAACTAATTTGTCTGCGACCTTTTTGTGTAATAAATTTAACTTTAAATATTTTACCGCTTTCACGAATGTCTTCTTCAGCAGTAAATAATACACGCATGCCTTCTACAAGATCAATGCCGTCTATATTATAACCTACTGCGCCTTCAACTGTTGAAAATATATCTTTTGTAAATGTATCAATAACGTTTACGTTATTTTTAGTTGAAGTACCAAAGTTAAATAATTTTAAGTTTGCATTAAATTCAATAATAGGTCTTGTTGCTCTTGCATTTTGATCAATGTCAACTTCTTGACCATTTATTCTAGCAGACTCTTCAATTACATTTTTGTGGAACCATCTATTATATCTACTCCACATGTTTCTATCATTACTGCTACGATTAACTATAATGTAGTCTTTTGTAGCAGGATATCCGTTAGCATTAGCAAATGGCAATCTATCAAATGCATTTGTATCAAATGCAACATCTCTGTTATCTGAATATGAACCTGGAATTGCAAGTTCGTTTTCAGGTACTAATTTAATATTACTACCAACGCCTTCAACATACCAATCGCCTGTTGCGTATTTTTCAGGAGTAACAAATCCTGCAAAGGATACTTTCATACCTGTTGATAGTTGTATACCGTTTGAACTTTTGTATTTCTTTTTACCTAGTATTTCTTTTTCAACATCTATGTCTGTATTTTCATCTATGTCTTTAATTTGTATTAGGCCACTATTATTAATGTCATTTTCTGCAACGTAGTATAATACTTCAGGAGCATTAACATCTACTTGAAATGTTACTGTACCTTTTTCAACGCCTTGGGCACTAACACCGTCATTGTAATTAAAACTAGATTCTAATGTTCTTTTTGTTTTAAATGTAATTGGTGTGCCAATTGCATCAATGTCAAATGTGTATGTTTGACCTTTGTATAAAATAAGTGTTGGATTGTTTACTAATTCATCTGATGAAAACTTATATGCAACGTTGTCTACGTTATTAAATAACGATACTTCAACAGTACTTTCTACGCCACGTTCTTGTCCTGCAATCCTTACAGTTTGTGGTCCATATGGTAACCAATAGTATTCGCGGAAGTTACTAAACTTATCCCAGTCAACATGCGGTTGCCAAGCATAATATTCTTGCGAGTTTAATACTTCTTGGTTTTCTGTGTTGCCACCAAAACTTTTAATTTGATTTAGATAGTCATTATAGTCTTTATAAAATGTAACATTATCTAATTCATCTTTTATAAGTGTTACAGGTTCAAACTGATAATTTTCTCTTTGTGTAGATATATCGCCTACATAATTATCGTCAGCATTGTATGCTTTAGATATTTGTCTGCCGTAGTAACCGTTAAGTTTTTCTGCAACGCCTGGCTGTACTAATTGATCTAATGTTGCTTGTAAAAATTTACTGTTAGCATCAGTTCTAAAGTACTTAGGAAGTAAGTTCTCACTTTTACGACTTCCTTCATTACCACCTGCTGGTAATGGAAAATCTGACTGGTTATTTTCATACGCCATTAGTAACCGCTTCCTCCGCTATTGCTACTACTTGAACCACTGCTTTGATTCGAGCTACTACTATTTGAACTTGAACTAGTACCTAAGTTCAAACTACTGTTACTTGATACTGCTTCACTAGCACTTATGTCTTGTGTTGTGCTAACTATTGCACCTTGTGATTTTAGTTTAGTTGCTGTAAGAGTTGTAACAACTTCAATGTTATCAACTGTTGCACTGCTTATAAACACTTCGTCTGCTTCTGACTTAACTTCAAACAAACTACCAAAAGTAAGTGAGTCTTGTGTAGGAACAATAACAAATGCCGCTAAGTTTGGAGCAAGTTGTGTCATTACATAAGCACTAAGCTCTGTAAAGTAAAACGTATCGCCAAACTCCCAATTTTCTATAGCAAAGAATTCATTAATTGCTGTAATAACACCTGCCTTTAATTCATTTTCATTGACAACTTTATCTGTATTTTTTACAATTTTAAATGATGCTTTCAAGTCGTCACTTGCTCCGATGCCAAACAGCTCTTTGTACTTAACTGGATGATAAATTACTTCGTCACTAATTGATTTAATTTTGTTTATTTCTTCACCAAAGTTAATAAACAATACATCACTGCTTGGCGGCAACGGTTTAGTTGCTAGGGCGCCTGCTACATATTGTCTATAAGACGTGTCATACGATCTTGTTAATACATAAGTGTCAATAATGTTAGAGCTACTTGGATCTATTCTGTTGCTTTCGTCTGCTGAATGCTCATATTGGAATATAATTCCATCTCTACCTGTGTAAGCTCTAAAGTTTACTGTTAACTCTAACTTTTCAGTTGTTGTATTGTAAACTTTAAAAATATTTTTATCTATGATATAAAAAACTGTGCCTGTTGCATAACTTTCAATACCAGTATCAGTAATAACTGTTTCTGTTGCTACTGCTGTAATTTTTTCATCAACAGCATCTACATATCTAAAGTCTTCTACAGCATCAGTTGTAGTATATTGTTTTTGGTATATAAATTTACCTGTGGATGATGTTGTAATAAACTTATCAAAAATTTCTGGATCATCTACAACGCCATCATCGTCGCTGTCATAAAATCCAACTTCAATCTTTTTACTATCTACATAGCCTTCTTTATCTCTATACTCATTTACAATTTCCCAATTAAAAGGAACTGTAAACGGAGTAAGTGCATATCCGTTACTAGTTGGCTGTGTGTTAATACTCATTAAACTAATTTTATCTTTTACAACTTCGTTAGTTAATGGATCATATACTTTATCTGAATTATCGTAATAGAATCTAATTTCTTTATCGCTTTCAAACACATAACGCTGTCCACGATATGTAATTGTATATGTTTCTCCGTCTGTTTGGAATAACAATAACCAACTACTGTCTAAGTTTTGTCCTGTTATGTCACCTGTTTTACCTGTAGTAAACACATTTAAAATATCAAGATCGTCTTCTACTATAACACGCCATGTTGATGATTTAAAATCAAATCTTAAACCAAACGTTTTATAAGTAAACACTTGATCAATAATTTGAGTTTTAATTTGATTTTCAATTGCTGTAGTAAACACAGGTTTAATTTCTTGTATAATAGGAGCAGTTGATAAATCGTTGTTAATTGGTCCTGGAATAATATCATTTAATGCTATTGGACCTGAACCGTCATTAGTGTTATCAACACCTGGGCCATTAACACTTATAATTTTTGTCCATTTGTAAGTAGTTGCACCTGGATGATCTGCGGCGCCTGCCATTATAGATCCATCAGGCATAAAATGATACCCTGTTGGTGCTACAAACTTTATCATACTACCTGGTTCAAGGTATTGTAACGTAGAGCCTGTAAATGTTCCTACTCTTAATTTTGTATTATCAATATCTGTTAAGTAACCTGTTGTTAAATTAGTTGCTGTTGAAACTTGATTCCATCTTGCACCTAATTCTTCTACAATTATTTTTGCAAACTGTGAGTAATAAAAGTTTTTAATTTTATAGTTCTTAAGAATAACTTCAATTTGATTCTTAATAATACCCTCAATGTCTGTTTTTGTTGCAAAAGAAAATACTTCTTTGCTAGTTAAGTTTTGTGTATAAAGTATACCGTCTTTACCATATAAATTAGTTTTACTATATTTGCCAGTAGCATCAAGTAAATCATAATATCTACTAATACCACTTGCTGTTCTGTTTACACTCTTAACTTTAATAATTTCTTGACTTACTCCTAGTGGAGCAACGTTGTAGTCTTCGCCTGTAACCATTCTATTTTGTGTATAGTATGTTGCAGGAGCATTTGCTTTGATACTTGCATTAGTTTCTGAAGTACTTGAATTTTCAACAGGATATTTTAGCTCTAAGCCTATTGTAAGATTTTCTGATGTTCCTAATTTACTTCTGTAAGGAATAGTAATTGTAATGTTTATAAGCTCTGATGGACTTACAACAAATGTTCTATTATCACTTACACGGTAATAAACTTTAAATGTACCTTTTGGCAATGCACCAAATGTACCATCTGAGAATATTAAACTAATTCTATCTTCAACTCTAGTTAGTACTGAATAAATGTTTCTAATATTTTTACTTAAACTGTTATAAACAATGTTGTTACCTTCTACAGCATCAACTTTGTTCCATAATTCATTTTCATTACCAATGTCATCTAATTTGTACAACCAAACATCTGTATTGTTAACGTCTACAGCATCGATTGCAACAACTTGGTTTGAACTTGGAGTTGCTATTGAGAAGTTACCTTGATCTAAACGTCCTTGTCTAAAGTGCGCAAAGAAGCCTGTATTATTTGATCCAGCACCCTGACCATCATCTCTGTAAAGGAATGCAAAGTTGTTGCCTGGTAGCGGAGACTCTTCTACAATATTTCCACTTTCAACATTAGTACTTGTAATTTCAAACTGTGTTGATTTACCATCAACGTTTTTACTAAATCCAAATACTGGAATATCTACGTTTACACCATTAACTCTGTACTGCTCAACACTAATGCCATTAACAGTATCAGTTTTTACAGGACGACCAAACACACTGTTTGCAGGTAGTGCAGAATTTATTACTTTAATAAATTGCTCATACCAGTCTTGATTTGAAACATCATTCCAAATAACTGTTTGTCCAGATAAGTTAGTACCATTTGAATCATACAATTCTTCTGTAGAACTAATTGTTTCAAATTTTAGTAGTCCGTTTGCTGATTGGTTACGTTTTGGATTGTAAGATAGTAAACGAGCTAAACGTAGTACCGACTCTCTACGTTCTGCTAGTTCTAAGAAATTTTCTCTTGCATTAAGGTCAACACGGAAAGACATGTTTTGACCTAAGAAAGCAATAAGGTCAATCAATGCCAAGTATTCACTTGATTCGATGTAGTCGTTAAAATCCTCCGGATAGTTCTGACGGAGGTAATTTATCATTGTTCTGCGCAGGTTATCAAAGTCGTAACTTTGGAAATCTGCATTTCTAAAAGACTGATATACTCGCTTCCAATCTTCAGCTAGTAATAGTCTATTTTGTCTGTCGGTTGTTGACATACTTTGCTTCCTTTATATGTTACAGTATTTATTAAGAACGGTAAAGTGCGTATTTAATTCTATGTTAAAATAGCGTTATCTTCATCGAATTTCATACGCATACTTTCAGAAATATTGTAAGGCAAGTATGTAAGTGTACACTCAACCATAATACCGCTTTCATAAGTGTCGACTGTAACTTGTTCAACGCTCACTCTTGGGTCAAAATTAATAATATCTGTTACATTGTTTGCGATAGCATCTCTTAAGCCATCTGTCATTGGTTCAAAAATGACATCCCAAATAATAGTTCCAAATTCTGGATTCTCTAGTCTTTCACCTACTCGAATATGAAAGTGGTTTATGATATCCTGTTTAATAAGTGCAATATCGTAGAGATTGAAACTGGTGTTCTCAGGATTTGTTGTAGAAATACCTCTATAGGCTCTACTTTGTACCTGCGGTTGCGGTCTTTTATTTGACTTTACTGTAACATCTTTATACAGTTTTTTCTCTTGTGTACTCATAACTATATTTACCTACTTATTGTGGACCCGATATTGGCGTATCTACACGCTTGCCTGCTTCAATATTAGTTCCTGCTGGCTCTGTTGTAATGCTATCTCTTGTTACAAGATCTCCGGTTATCATTTTACTTGCAAAACCTCTACCTAGTCCAATACGTTTATTAGTTTCTGCACCGCCTTGGTTTGCATAACCAACTGCTTTACGATATTGTTCGCCTAGTGTTCCAAAATCAAAACTATCCCAACTTATTGTTTTACTATTAATATATCCAGCCGCAACTGCAACTGCAATTTCTGGATCATTAACTAAGTCAGGGTTTTGAACAATTTCAGGGTGTCCGGCTTTTCTACCGTATGTTTCGTAGTTGCCTTTGAATGTTAACTGAATAAGTCCTCTACCACGATACTTGTAGCCTTCATTTTGTGCATTACCATATCTGTTGCCATATAATGTATTACCTATAGCGGCAGGTCCTGCGGCCGCAAGTTCTTGTGCAAACGCATCAGATTTAACACGACTTGGATATACTTGACGCAGACGTCTAGCACTATAGTTTAAGTTTTCGCTTCGTGGTTTAAATCCGCACTCTGCT